GGCAGTCCCCCCCGCCTTCTCCTCTTTGTCTTAGAAACAGCACGAAAATAATTGAAACAGCACAGATTAGGAGAGATATGACCAATGAGCATGAAAGAAACAACTGAGAAGTTCATAGAACACGCATGGTGGCTTGAGGACTACCAATACGAACCACTGAAAGCAATGCTTCTGCTGCTTGCAGACGAGATTGACAACAACTTCATGACTTCGACAACGGCAGAGTGGAACAGGGCATATAGACATGCACTCTCACTCAAGCCTGAGTCACTGCCTGTGGTTGACCCACTAGACGAAATCCTCAAGAGGGACTTTGCCTAATGCTGTTGACACCTGACGACAGGTGGACTCCTGCCTTCTGGACAGACCCTGCAGCAGACGTAGACACATCAGAAGGTGACAAGTGCATTGCCCTTGCTGAGTACGCCTTCAGCACTCAGCCAACCCCTATGGCCTTGGACGAATGGCAGAAGTTCGTCATACGCCTAGCCCTTGCCAGAGACAAGATCACAGGCCAACGCCTCTACAGGCAATTCCTCGTGTCCGTGGGGAGGCAGAACGGCAAGAGTCTGTTGGCTACAGCCCTCGTCCTCTACGGCATGTTGAGCAGAGGGGACGCAAACGTTGTGGGCATTGCCTCCAACACGGAGCAGGCAAACATTGTCTACAGGCGAGTCCTCAACATCATCCTGAACAACGAGAGCCTGAAGAGGAGATTCACAAGGCTCACTGAGACAAGGGCAGTGGCAACCACTACAGGGGGTATCTACAAGGTGCTTCCCTCCAAGGGAGCAGCCCTCCAAGGCCACACCATGAGCATGGTCATTGCCGATGAAGTCCACCTCATGAAGTCAGACGTTTACAACGCCACAGTCATTGGGGCAGGGCAGGTGCAGGACTCCTTGGTGTTCTCCATCACCACAGCAGGGGATGAGGACTCACGCCTACTGCTAGACCTCTACGCCAAGTTAAGAGAGAACACAGAAGGCTTTGGCGGCATCGTCTGGGAGGCAGACGAGAAGGCTTCAGTGGGCGACCTAGAGCAGTTGAAGAAGGCCAATCCTGCCCTTGCTGAAGGACGCATGAGGGCAGCCCAGGTGCTTCAGGAAGTCGCCATGCTGCCTGAGCCAGAGGCTAGGCGATACAGGCTCAACAGATTCATTGCCACAGAGAACAATTGGCTTCCATATTCCGCATGGTCAGACCTACCACGACTCACGGCAGACGATGAAGCGACCAACGCAGTCTTGGTCATCGACAGGACACCTGAATGGTCTGCTGCCACAGTCTGCGTGGCATGGAAAGTTGGGGAGTCGATCTACACAGACGTAGTGGCATCACTCGTCAACCCTGACTTGCAAGCCCTCACAGACCTGATGACAAGAGTCTGCGGAAACGTGCCACACACCAAGGTCTACATGGACGGACTCAGCCTTGGGGAACTCCACCAAGCCTTGAAATTGCGAGGACTACAGGCAGAGAAACTGTCCAAGCGTGACCACCTTCAAGCAGCCGCCATTGCCTATCAGAAAGTTCTTGAAGGCAGGGTTGTCCATGCACATCATCAGATGGTGGCTTGGCAGTTAGGCAGGGTCACCACAAAGAACACAGGTGATGCCTACCGACTCACAAGGCCGAACGTCACGGTAGAGATTGACGCAGCCACAGCAACAGTGCTGTCCATCTACTTGGCAGAGGTACAGCAGGAAATTCCCACGCAAGTGTTCTGAGAATTCCTGTAAAATTGAGTCAAGGAGATTCATTCAATAGGCAATGGGATTATTCAACAGAAACAAGCAACCACTTGAGATTAGAGAAGCAGGGACTTCAGTCCTTCCACCTTCTCGTACTTCTGTTGTTGTCTCGCCTGACACAGCCTTAAGTCTCGCTGCTGTCTATCGCTGTGTGTCCATCATCAGCACTACCTCAGCACAACTGCCTTTGGTGGTACGTCGAAACGGCGCAGTCCTTGACAGCCTGATTGCACGCAGACCAGATATCAACCTGTCTGCAACTGAGTTTTGGAGTCAGACAGTCACTTCCCTTGCCCTGCATGGGCAGGCGTTTTGGTGGGTCACGAGAAACAGCAATGGCACAGTTCAGAACCTCACAGTCCTGGACCCAACGCAGATGACCGTGACTCTTGAGGACTCCACCACATCCCCTGTGGGCAAGGTTCGTTACGACTACGCAGGGGCACGAGTCAATGCCAACAGCATCAAGCATCTTCGCCTGTTCAGCCTGCCTGCCTGCGTGAATGGTCTTGGACCCATTCAGGCGGCACGCCTAGACCTACAGACAGCCCTACTCGTGAGGGATTTTGGTGATTCCGTACTCAGCAATGGAGGAGTACCCACAGGTGTTCTGTCCTCAGATCAGTACCTGTCTCAAGAGCAGGCAGATGGATACAGGGACAAGTGGAACGAGGCGCAAGCGGCGCGAGGACTAGCAGTGCTTGGTGCAGGGCTTGCCTACTCAGCAATCTCCCTCACGCCTGCAGATGTGCAGTACCTAGAGAACCAAATGTTCTCCACGGCACAGATTGCAAGGCTCTTTGGTGTTCCACCTACATGGCTAGGCGTAGGCATTGAGGGTTCCTCAATGACCTACAGCAATACGGAGTCCCTAGCCAGAGTGTTCATTCAGACCACACTGACGCAGTACCTCGTAGCCATTGAGAACGCCATAACTGATCTTCTCCCACGAGGGCAGGAAGCCAAGTTCAAACTTGATGCCCTCTTGCGCTCAGACCTCACCTCACGAGTGGCTGCCTACACAGCCTTAGTGAACATGGGGGCAATGACACCTGCAGAAGTCAGAGTGTCAGAGGGCTTTGACGATGCATCAGCAACCAATGACGGGAGTCCTGTATAGGAGCAACACATTATGGAAACAAGAGAATTTGAAATCAGACTTGCAAACGAGGAGCAGCGCACCATTGAAGGTGTGGCAGTTCCTTATGGGCAGACCATCAACGTAGGCGGTATCCAAGAGCGTTTCGCCAAAGGAGCCATTGAAGGCGTTGATGGAGTGCTTCTGTTTTGGAGACATGAAGAGCCAATTGGCCTAGTCACTCGCGGCACAGAGACAGATGAGGGCTATGTCATCCAAGCAAGAATCAGTGAAACACCAAGGGGAGAAGAGGCTTACACCCTTCTCAGAGATGGTGTCATCAGCAAAATGTCAGTGGGCTTCGTCCCTGTAACTGACGCAATTGAAGAAGGCGTTGTAGTACGCGAAAAAGTAGACCTTAAGGAAGTGTCCCTTGTTCCGTTCCCTGCCTACTCAGAAGCCTCAATCCTCTCTGTGCGAGAAGTTGAGAGCAACACAGACTTTGAAAGAAAGGAAGATTTATCAATGGAAAACACAACCAATCCAGAAGAGATTGCAGAACTACGCAGTCTCGTTGAGGACATGGACCGCAGATTGGTAGTAGCCACAGACGCTATGCCAGCAAACGCCATGCCCCTCTATCGCTCATTTGGTCACTTCGTTCAGGCTGTTGTGAATGGTGACGAGAAGGCAGTAGAACTTGCCAACCGCACCTACTCAGGACAGAACCTCTCAGACAGCATCGTTAAGGATGCCTGGGTATCCGACGTAATCAGAATCGTTGACCTTGGGCGACCAACAGTAAACGCATTCCGTCGTTCAGGACTCCCTGCAGAGGGAATGAACGTTGAGTGGCCTCAAGTCAAGACAAACACCATGTCTGCATCCACACAGGCTGCAGAAGGCAACACCCTCATCTACGGAGGAATTGAACTTGAGTCAAAGACTTCACCAGTTAAGACCTTCGGAGGCTACACAAGCCTAAGCCGTCAGGTAATCGAACGCTCTAGCGTCAACTACCTAGACGTTGCCTTCCGCGCAATGGCAATTGCCTATAGCAAGTACGTCAACGCTCAGGCAATCGCCGCACTCAAGGCCCTCACAGGCACAGGCACAGCATCTGCTGCAGCCACAGCCAAGGGATGGACAGAGGCAATTGCAGACTCTGCAATCAGCATCTACGAGAACACTGGCCTACGTCCAGAATTCATCTTGGCTAGCCCAGAGGTCTATAAGAAGGCAGTCACAATCTTTGACTCCTCAGACAGACCAATTGTTGGCGGCAACGTCAACGGCATTGGCACATCAAACGTTCCAAGCCTTCAGGCAAACGTTGGTGGCCTCCCAATGATCGTTGACCCAGCACTGTCAGCAGGAGATTGCTTCATTGCATCCCCAGAAGGCTTCGTCACCTACGAGTCAGGCGGCGCACCATTCCGCTTGTCTAATGACAACATCACTTCATTGACCAGAGACTTCAGCGTTTATGGCTATGCGGCATTCGCAGGCCCAATGCCAGAGGCAATCGTCAAGGTAACAGTGGCCTAACCATGGTGACGGTAGATGACCTCAAGGCTTATGTAGGGGCTAGCAGCACAGACACTGACTTCCTCACTACCTGCCTTGCAACAGCGTTCGATCTAGTGGACTCGTACATTGGCAGCGCATCTGCCAGCGTCCCTGAAAGTGTCCTAGATAACGCTCACTTGCAGGTGGGTTCTGAGATGTACCACAGACGTTCTGCCCCCTCTGGCATCACTCAGTTTGCTTCCTTCGATGGTTCAGCAATGAGGGTTGCCCGTGACCCAATGGCATCTACCTATCCCATGCTTCAACGCTATGTGCTTGGGGGAGTCTGATGACCAACACCCTCAAGTCCGTAAGGCAAGAAATCGGCCTTCAACTGTCGGCGGCAGGTGTGACTACTTACGAGTGGATACCACCAAGAGTGGTTACGCCTGCTGCCATTGTTGAAGCAGGCTCGCCTTACATGGAACAAGGGGAGACATTCACTGACTTCCTCGTTCGAATGAACATCGTTCTTCTAGCAGCCAACGCCACCAACGAGGTAGCGACAGCAGAACTAGACGAACTGATCTGTGTAGCCATTGACGCTCTAGACACCTTCGATATCGAACAGGTGAACCAACCAGAAGCGTTCGAAATCAACGGCGCACAGTACCTGGGGGCAAGGCTCAACCTTGTGACCCAGAAAGACTTACAGACTTAGAAAGGATTGATCGAATATGGCAAGAACAAGAATCAAGGGCAAGGGCCTGGTATTCACCTTTGGTGGCACTGCATACGAGTGCGACCTAACATCAGCAACCCTTGTGCGAGAGGCAGCAGACAACAACACTGCTGACGGCGTACTCACATTCTGTGACGTAGCCAATGCTTCAGACGGAAACGTTTGGAAGTTGAACATTGAGGCTGTCCAGTCCACGGACCAAGGCTCAGGTTCAGCCAAGTCACTTCACACACTCGTTTGGGAAACCGCAAGTGCAGGTGGAGATTTGGCATTCATCTTCAAGCCTCACGGCAATGCAGCCGCAACGACCACACAGCCCCACTACACAGGCAGTGCAACCGTTGGAGTTGGCGCATACCCAGAAATTGGCGGTGCAGCAGGTAATGACTCATTCACATGGTCTTACTCATTCACTGTCAAGGACAACGCAGTAACCAAGGTAACTACATAACTTCATAGGTGGGCAGGGGCTTGAGATACAGCCCCTGTCCCATCCACACAACACTTACGGAGGTAACACATATGAGCATGAACAAATTGACAGTTGGAGACATTGCAGAGATTGAAGAACTAAGCAACCTTCCATTCTCTGCGCTAGGGGATGTAACAGTTCCCAAGGGAAAGTTGATGCAGGCAGTTGCATACGTCCTCATGCGTAAGGACAACCCCAAGTTCTCACTTGAGGACGCAGGGAACATGAGCATGGACGAGATCAATGGCCTACTAGACCCAAACCCTTCGCAGAAGGACTAGATGAGGACAGGGCATACGAACAAGCCAAGTTCTGCCTTGCAACCAACATCAGCCCTTCTGAATACAAGCAACTAACGCTGACTGAAAGGAGTGCCTTCATAGAGGCATACAACGAGATACATGGGAAGTAGAACCGTGACCGTAGAAGGTCTTAACGAGACAGTAAGGAGCCTGAAGAAACTAGGCGTTGAGGTAGCAGACCTCAAGGAAGCCTTCGGGCGCATTGGAGAGGACGCAGCCGCCAAGGTTCGTTCCGCGACTCCTGTGCGTTCAGGCAGGCTTGCAGCGTCTGTGAAGCCCTCCAAGCGTCAGAACAGCGTCTACATCTACTCAGGTGGGGCAAAGGCGTACTACGCACCATTCGTT